GTAAATACTTCCTCTCCATAAATTGAACCAACGACTAACGAACGTCATTGGTCCTACGGATTCTACTGGGACGACACCATCAAACTGGGAAAACTTTGATATAGTTGGTGACATAGAAAACGCACAAATTTGAGCTCCTCTCGCAGTTCCAGTATTCCAGGCAAATGAACCTAAATAACTAGGTTTAGTCAGGAGATAAGCAATGCTCAACTCATCAAACTCAGTTCCATATCTACCTGGATCTAAAGTGACGTGATTTCCGATAGTCATACTCAAAGGTTCACTGACATCGACACCGTCACTAGCTCCCATATAGGGAAAATTTATTCTAGTAGATCTCATAGGTTCTTGGATTTGATTCGGTTTACTGAAACCCAAAGAATTTGCAGCTGTTGAGGCCGCTGAAGTAGCCCAGGCTAACGGAGCAGCAAAAGCAGACAACATAGGTATTGGAACAAACATAGTAGATAAATTACTAATTGTTTTCAAACTCTTAGAAATTATCTTCGTTTCCTTAAGCCAGTCGATTTGTTCATCGCTGAGCAAATCTCCCATCTGAAGGGAACCGATCATTCCAAGTTTTACATCTTCATAATGAGCCCAAAGAGTAAAACCTGCATTTGAAGAACCACCTGCTGTCGCCAATGGCTCATACGGAAAGATAAAGAACTGTCCTGGCAAACAAGCACCCGTCCTGGTACTTTCATACAAATACGAGTTATAACAACTGACGAATGGTATTCTCAATGTAACTGAAGTATCACAAGCAACATTCAATCTAGCCTGCATTAATTGAACACGCTGAACAATAGAAAATCTATGCATACGTGCCCATCTAATTTGAGCATTTGCATCACTTGAACCTCCCTGAGGAAGCCACGCAATACAATAAAGTCCTTGCTGGAACTGATTGGCATTAACATTCAAAGTAACGACTAGCGTAGCTTTAATTGAAAAAATGCCCTTCATTTTATTGGCCATAATGGCTTTAGATAAAGGAACATCCCAATCATGCAAAGGAAAAGTTGTTGGACCATCAGTGGACACAAAACTGCCACTCTGAATTTGTACTGGTTTTCCTAGATATTTGATAATGGAAGTATGGTCGCCATTAACAAAATCTCTATCCCATTTAGACGTCACTGCAACCGAGGAGGGCTGCACAACATCCACGATACCGTCATCCTGTTGAATAACATCAACGGCACCGTCATCTGCTTGAAGACTAGCTTCAGCAGGAAAGTTAAGCTCACTAACTTTTAAAGTGTTATCTTCATGAGCTGAAAGATAGTCACTGTCGCGACGGTTAAAGGGTTTTACTGTCATAGTTGTGTTGTCAAAAGAGCAAAAATCACACTGTAAATTCAACACTTCTTCTAGTGTGACGTAGAAGCTAGTGCATTGAAGCGCAACCCCGTAATATTTCATCAAATCTTCATTAATGATGGGAACATATTTACGATACACGTCAACTCCGTGTAGAGAAAGTTCTCTGACGACATGGTGTGCTTTGTCTATCAGAATTTGGTCACCTTCTCTAATCCTCGTCCAGTTCAACTGACACAGTACTGCTTCCAATAACATTGGGCCCAGATATCTGTTCAAAGAACTCTCAAATCTCCAAGAACGTTTCAGAAAAGAAACTTCTTCTATAGATCGTTTAAGTGAGCTACGCACACTATCTTTGATCTCAGGGGTATACACCATTCCAAACTTGGCAAAAACGTCACCGAGTACATATTCGTTAAACACGGGTTCATATTCTTCACTAACTGCAAAAACACAATCGTCTCCTGTAGCTATTAAATAAACCTCAGTATTGAACAAATAAAATGCTCGTGGTCCTACATTTAACACATCCTTAAAACAAAGTTTGTGATATAATCTATTTACCATAGTATTAATGATGGAAGTCATCGGATTACCAGAAGGCAATCCACAATCCCAAACTACAACAAAACCCTTGACGACATGCA